AAAGGAAGTGTTACTTTCCAAGCACCTTTTATTATTATGTCCACAAATCAAGTGGTGTACTCACCACAAAGTATTATTAGTTCTGAAGCTCTTTATCGTCGTATTGATCATTCTTATACTATTGTTCCTAAGGAAGAATATACATTAGAATCGACATTACAGGAAGGCTTTTGGAAGCGAAAGTTAGATAGTAAGAAATTACCAGTGGATCCTGAAACTGGTAATAAGGTTTTAAGACCAGAATTTCTACTTTATTATCGTACTGATAGAAATGGTAGAACTTACGGTGATCCTTTAACTTTTGATAAAGTTATTGATCTTTGGTTTGAAACCTATGAAAAGAAAAAGGCAAACTTTGAACAAAATCAAAGTGACTTTAAAGGAACTTTTGAGAAATATAGTTCCCTTTATAGTGATAATTCTCCACCTCCCGATGACTATGAATGTACTGAGGTTGAATATGAATTGGAAGAAGTATTGCCCCAAGGACGACCATCTGCCTGGACATCTTATCACCATAATTATTATGATGCAGTTGGTAATCCTGCACTTGATCAACTAGTTTGGTACCATATAGATCCTTTTATTGGACCTTATGATATGCGTACCCACGTAGAAGATCATGTGCGACAATTAGAAGAAGTTGGAATAGATAATGAAGTATTCTGTTCATTGATGCGTGGTGAACGCCCGATGACTGAATATGTACCAGCTTTTAGAAAGGTTGTGTTACGTAAGAAGGTTTCTATTTTGCAAAAGATAGACTTTTGGTTGGAACACAATATTCCTTATTATTCCAATGTTAAAGATTTTGTTACAAAATACGCTAAGCCTATAGCTGGTGTATTTGGGATAATAGCTTTGTTAGGAATAGGAAAATATTTACTGACGACAGTACCTAGATGGCTCTTTGGTTTAGATTTTGAAGCTGAATCGTTTGGTCATTCAGATAAAATGAAGGGCGCTGTTCCTAGAAGTGCTAAAGTCTATGGTTCTCATGCAAAAATGCAGAGTTTCATAGCAAAGCATGATACAGTTGCTCAGTTTGGCAATGATGAAAACGGTAAAGATATATTGACTTCATTGACCAGAACTAATTTGTTTTCGTTGGAGAAATTGATCTCTACGACAAATAGGCTAGGTGATATTGAGTCAAGATTTGTACGAATGGGTAGTATCTTAGTACTTCGTGATAGAGTGGCATTAATGCCTTTCCATTTTATTGGTTCTATGGCAGAAGGATTAGAAGAAGACCCATCTCTACTTAATATTGAATACAGACTTTCTCGTCCTGGTAAACGCCAAGGAGATTATGTTTCATATAAAGTAAGAGCAGTTGATATACTCAAAGGATTTCGTTCAATGGAGGAAGCAGATGTGAAAGGTAAAGTTTTTGCTCCGCTTGTGAAGAAGGATTTAGTACTTGTTCAACTTCCTATGAATGTTCAACCCTGTAGAGATATTACTGAGTACATTGTTAGAAATGAGACTCTAAATAAAGATCCCTATTATTTTGACGCTATGTTGATTAATAATAATGATAAAATGATTGTCCCTGCTACTTACCACAATAAGCCTATAAGTGTTGATGGTATGAAGATAATGGGAGAAACATGGAGTCTTAGAGACCTATATAAATACAATGCTCCCACTTCTGCTGGTGATTGTGGATCAATTTTTGGAAAGTTGGATCCTACTGTTGCCAAAACAAAGATTTATGGTATGCATGTATCAGGTTCAAAAAGTAGCAACTTTGGTTTTGCTTCTGCGTTTGTTTATGAGGAAATTATGCAAGAATTAAACTTCTTATTTCCTAAAGAAGTTGCAGATATAGTTCCTCAGATTGCTACTTTGGAGGAAATGCCTTTTGAATTATTAGGTAGGGTTCCTAATCCTCCCACTGTTCCTACAAAATCAGAAATTCGAAAATCACCTCTATTCAATTGGTGTTCTAAAGCTAAGACTGTCCCTTCTCTTTTACATGAGAAAACAGTAAATGGTAAGAAGATCGATCCATGGATTAATGCTATTGCCAAATATAATAAAACACTAGACCCTGTGACTCCTCAAGATATGAGTAAGTTGTTGCAAGGTGTTGATTTATATATGGCTTGGATTGCTGATATAACCAAAATTAGATTTGCACCACGTTTATTGACTCTTTCTGAGTCTGTTCATGGTATAGAAAATGATTTATGGTTAGGCCCTGTACCTTCCGGCACTAGTGCTGGTTATCCTATGAATGCTCAAGGCGGACGCAATCTTAAAAAGATGCTTTTTGCCAATGAGCGTGATACTCCTGAATATATGGAAGTATTTAATGAAATTCAAGTAGAGTTTGATCTCTTAGAATTTACTTATCGTAGTGGAAAACGAGCTGAGTGGCTTTATGTTGATTATTTGAAAGATGAACGTAGACCATTAGAAAAAGTTTTGGAAGGAAAAACTAGAATGTTTTCAGGTGGTCCATTTTTAATGTTTTTGCTCTTCCGAAAATATTTTGGTTGGTTTGATTCTCATTATAAATCTGGACGTATTGAAAATTGGTCAGCTATTGGTGTTAATCCTTATTCTTCTGAGTGGGGAGATATAGCCAAGAAAATGCATGAATTACAAATGTATCGAGAGATAACTGATGTGATGTGCAAGGCTGGTGATTATTCTGGTTTTGATACAAATCAAATGCCTGAGGTTCATAAGGAGATTGTTAAATGTATAAATAATTATTTTTATACTGGTGCAGATCCTGTGGATAATATGGTTAGAGAATTACTTTTTATGGAAATCTATAACTCTAAGCACATATTTTTGGGAGATATAGTAGAGTGGTCCCATGCTCTACCATCTGGAAATCCTATGACTGCTATTATAAATACTATTTATAATGCCAGCTGTTTGGTATATTGTTTCCTGTGCGTTCGTGAGGAGCAGCAATTGGAATACATACGTCCTGAAGATTTCCACAATCATATGTATGCTATTATATTAGGTGATGACAACGCCATCTCAACTGATGACTTGTTAGATCCTTACTTAAATGAACTTACATTGCCTGTCTTCTTAAAACGCATCAATATGATTTATACTAATGAGTTGAAAGGAGTAGCAGAATATCCCTCTCGTCCAATTACAGAAATTTCTTTTCTTAAGCGTGGATGGCAATTTGATGAGAGGATAAAACAATTCAAGGGACCTTTAGATCTTGATGTTGCTTTAGAAATTTGTATGTGGACTAAAACTGGTTCTGACTATATGATGATAGCAGCTACCAATCTTGAAAACACATTAAATGAACTTTCCTTACACCATTCTAGTGTTTGGAATGAATATGCCCCTTGTCTTATTGAAGGAGCGAAGCAGGAATATCCTCATCATAAGTGGGTAGTTCCTTTGCATACGTCTCAATTTCGCAGGATGCAAATTACAATGGAACTTCAGCAGTTCTATTAATTGTATTTTATTAATGTAAACAAAAATTCTTGAATTATTTCCCAAGTAATTTGAGTCTAATTTTTGATTGGGTATAGTTGTAGTCAACTTAAGTTTTTGCTAGTTTTTGTATTGAAATAAACTAGAAAATGTTTAAATGTGATCTTGCTTACATAAAGAAAGCTCTGAACCATATTTGTAAGTATTGCTATTTAAATGAAGACCTTTCCTATTTAGGATTACATTCAAACAGATGGGTCGGTGGCAGCCCCACCAATATCAGTGATCTCAGAGTAATCTGCACTAAGTTTGAGGAGACCGTGCGGAGAGAAATTTCCTTGCTGACAAAAATTTAAATACCTCTGAAGTGATTGACCAAGTCACTAATGCTTTTACTACTTCTGTGGTTGATGGGACTAAGTCTCAAAAAGAAGTTAGTACTACTAATTTTACTACGGATGCCAATGTTGTTTCTACAACTATTGCTAATCCTAGATACACTCCTCGTGTTCTTTATACTTCTGCTACTGATAATACTGAGCAGGATTTAAAAACATTTTTGGCAAAGCCCGTTATTTGCCAATCTGGAGTATTTTCTACTACGGATTCTGTATCTACTTTTTCTGCAGTCCATTTTCCTTCTTTCTATAATGGCGTTGCCATGTGGAAAGAGAAAACAAATGGATTTTTGGGAATTCGAATGGATTTATCTTTTCGACTTGTTATAAACGCTAATCGTTTTCAACAAGGTAGATACATGTTGATGTGGTTACCTACTGGAGGTTCTGCTTCTGCTGATGCTAGAAATGTACAAATTATGAATGGACATATCATGACTCTTGTGCAAAGATCACAGATGCCTCATGCTGAAATTGATATCAATTGTGATACAGAAATAGAATTTTATATTCCATATTCTAGTGTCTATAATTTTTCTCATATTCGGCCTATAAATTCTGGTGGAGGTAATACCCATACCTCTTTGGGTTCCGTCAGAATTTTTCCATATGTACCTTTAGCTGCTACATCTGGTCCAACTACTTGCGCTTATACTTTGTATGTATCAGCTCAAAATGTAGAATTGTTAATTGCTACAATTCCGCAATCTATGAGATTCAATTCTAAACGTAAAGGACGAAATGAATCTAATGTTGAACAAGATCAAGCAAATATTGGTCCAATTTCAGGTATTATGGCTAGAGTAAAGGATGCAGCTTCCTTATTGGAAGATGTTCCTCTTATTTCATCATATGCTTCTACTACTCGTTGGTTTGCCGACGTAGTAGGTAGAACTGCATCTGTGTTTGGATATACTAGACCCATAAATTTGATGCCCGTACAGCGTGTATCAAAAGAAGTTTATCCTTATATTGCAAATCATGATGGCCCTGATAATTCTGCTCCTTTGTCTCTTTCATATAAAAATGAATTAGGTCAAATGGATGGATGTTCTCCAACTGATTTGGATGAAATGGATTTTTCATTTTTGTGTTCAATTCCAACATATCAGACAACATTATCCTGGTCGACTGCTACCGTTTCCGGTACGCTTTTATCCGGATTTAATGTAGCTCCCAGTACTGATTTATTTGGATCTACTACCATTAATGCCTTAAACTATTATCACCTTCCTCCTTATAGATTTGTAGCTCAACAATTTAAGTTTTGGAGAGGTACGATGGTGTATAAGTTCAAATTCGTGAAAACAGAATTTCATTCTGGAAGATTGTCTTTTGCTTTTATGCCATTCGTTACTAGTGAAATAGTACCCTCAAATTTTAACTATACGGATGCTCATTATATTCATCGAGAAGTTGTAGATATAAGAGAAGAAAATGAAGTTATTATAAAGGTTCCATTTGTCTCTGATACTCCATATCGTCATTATCGTGATGATGGAGTTAGTGACATTTGTTCCACTGGAAGATTTTGTATTCATATTGTTGATGCGCTTACTGCTCCTGCTACAGTTCCTTCTACCATTTCTATAATTGTAGAGGTATGTATGCAAAATGCAGAATTTGCTGTACCAAATGATACTATATTAAATACTCCTATTTATAATACTACGCCTCAAATGGCTGATCTTACTGACAATGGTTTAGCTGAACCCAATTCATGTAATGAATTAAGTACAACTATTGGTTGTTCTACAGCTACCACAGATGGTATGATTAGTAGTTTGTTATGTATTGGTGAAAGAATATCTAGCTTGAGGGCTCTTCTTCGAAGACCTTTTCCCAACCTATATGTTACTGCACCAACGGCTGCTACTATGTTAAATCTTGTTCCTTTTGCTGTATCTGCTCAAGTTCAACAGGGTTTAGCCACTACTACTCCTTCAACCCTACCTGATAGGTATTCCATATATAGTAGTTTATATATGTATTCTCGTGGTGGTGTAAGAATCAAATTTGTTGATTCTTACGAACCTGAAAGTACTACTGGTGTTTTACCAGCGCTTACTTTTGCAAAACAAAGAGTTTTGCATATTTTAACTACTGATACTACTGATTCTCTTACTTATTTTATTCGCAATTCGAATACAAATTTGCAAGGTAGTATTTATGCTTATGGTACAAATTGGCAAAACTCGATAACTCAAGTTTTGTCACCTGATGAATCTCAAGAAGTTCAAATCCCGCATTATCATCGTTTTCCATTGAGGAATAACTTTGATCATATTGCAACTGTAGATTATCCATATTTGAAATATAATAATAATCTGTTACCTGGAACTGCTACTGAAGTTTATCTTACTCGTACCATAGCTGCCCCATATTTGGAAACTAATCAATTAAATTCTACTGCTAGAGTTTATAGGAGTGGAGCTGATGATTGTAATTTTAGTTACTTTTTGTCTGTTCCACCTATGGGATCCTTTGGAGCTAACTAAAAGATTTTGTTGTATTTTGCTCATAAAATACACTATTTTTAGAATTGTTTTGAATAAACAATCGGACTTTTTGTAAAATATTTTAGTCCACATTAAAAATATTTGGCTCTTATGGCTTTCGGCTTCCGAATTGAAAGCTATTCCAATGGACCGGAATTATTTAGGTGTAAGCTTTTGCTCTTTAACTTACTACTTACCGAAATTAACTTGGGCTGAAACAAAGTTATCTTTTCGGGCGCTCTTTTGCGTTCCTCATAATAAAGTATCTCATTGAGGTATTGGATTAACATATCTTTTACGTGGAACGTAGGAGACATGTTTTAATATTCAACACCTAGAGGTAGCCGTTATTGAACAGCGGTTGCAGTAGTCCAGCACGATGTATCTTTCATAATGTTCCAATTTTGGCCATTATGTTAGATCATGTTCTTTATGCA